CGCTGGAGCTCCGTTAATAGCACTTATCACATCATCCACTCTTTTAGTCAACTTGTCCAGTTGTGTTATTAATTCAGGTGTAATAGTCATTCCACCATTCTCACCACCATCAAAAACAATACTTTCAACCTCAGAGAACATCTCAATAAATAGTTCATCACTATCTACTATACGGCTTACGATAACTGAAGAACCGGAAACTGGTGTTATAATTATTCCTTTCTTTGCATCATTTCCAGTTCCAATGGCAGCACGTTTACGAACATCCGGATATATTGTCCCGGACAAATCTTTTACGTCGATGTAATCATTGTCCGGGTAATTATTTTCTACAAATGCCAGGAATGTTTTTTCATTACCATTTCCAAGCATTTTTATCTGTTTTAGTATTTTTTCTTCAGGTGTCATAATAGTTTTACAGTAAATTCAACAGTTCTTCGCCCTCCATTTCTATCGGCTTTAAATGTTGTTTTAGTTATGTAATACGTGCCATCACGCTCAGAGTATTTAGTGTCAGTTAGCTTTGCCTTCATACCAATTTGTGCAAATGGTTGCAGAAACGTTGTTATTTTTCCTTCGTAACCCGAATACTTGTACTTCTTTATTTCTTCAGTAGCCAGTTTTTTCAGTTCAGCAGTACTCGAGACATTATAGAAAAATAAAGTTCTCCGACTTCCTTCTTTATCCCCCACCTCAGCTTCCACTTTCGTATTATCCGGCTTAATCCATACGGCTTTTACTTTTAGGCTTACATCGTCGGCATTTCTATACTTCAGATCATCATCTTTAATCGTATTATAACCGAGTTTATATTTTACCGTACCGTTATCAATCACATAGGCCAAACCTGCATAAAGGATTTTACCCATAAAGAAAACAGCAATACCATATCGTTCCTTCAGCATTTGTAATACTTCTAGTCGGGTCATGTTAGCCGGTATAATGAACTTAGTAAAATTGATATCTGGTATTTTATCGCTCAATACTATTTCAGTGCCTGCTATCAAATACTGAAGCACTATTTTCATATTTGTATGAGCCCATGTTTTTGTTTCGCATGACCTTCGCAAAAGATATTCATAACCTTCGCATTCTATCTCAAGCGGAGTTTTATAGTTTAACCGATAAATAAAACCTTCGAAATCTAATGTCAGGTCATCGTCATAACCTGTCCAAATACTTATTTTATCACCCCTGGCAAATTGCTTTGCTGTTTGGGCGTATTCTGTCTTATTAGTAGATTTATACCTTAGTCGTACAGATGTTGGTATTGTTATCTTAGCTGAAGAGTTTATTTTAAAAATATCCTTTTCTCCATTGATAGAGTGAAAAGCATCAAACTTTAGCTTTTTACCATCAGCGCGAAGTATTTCAACATGTCCACGAAGTTTGACGTACATTATTCAATAATTATTTCAAAATATAAATCACTTACTAAATCCAACTCAAAAGCCTGTACGTTTTTCATTCCCTTTATTTCAGGAACTTTAATCGACTTTATAATTACCGTTTCTCTCTCATCTAATAGCAATGAAGCCCTGGCATTTTCAATACCTAATCTAACTCCCATTTCTTTTAGTTGATTCAGATCATAAAGTTGTTGGTCTGGATAATCTAAATCGGGTGAAACGATAATTCCTTTTATATTTATGTCCCAGTCATCAATTGAAATTTCTTCTTTAAATGTTCCTTTTTGATTTACCATTGGTGTTTCAACCATGGTAATTTTATTTACAAATGATGAAATTGTATTCTGAAGCAAGAACTTAGACCCATCAGGCTTAATTAGCCAAATAGGCATAAATACCTCATTACCGTTGTTATTTGCAGCATAAAAAGGAGAACCTTTTATATTGTATTCGCGTCTGTCTGCATTTGCTCCGAACGAATAATCATTAGAACTTTCATTATTACCGAATAATTTTTTTTCGACCTTATTCTGAAGAGAATATAAGAATGGAGGTGCAGTATAACCCCAAACATTTTTGAAGATGTCCAGCAAATCAAATTCGTTGAAATTATATTGTTTTTCCATTCTATTCCAATGCAATTCTGTTAGCACTATTCAAAACTTGCGCGAGTGCTTCCATTAATTTATTTTTCAGTTCATCAACACCTTCAGTCATAGTTACAGCACTAATAGTAATATGGCCAACCATTTCTTTATTCAGGTTTACAGTTACATGGGTAATCTTTGAACCACCACCGGCAATACCTTTTATTTTATCATCAGGAGTGGTTCCGCCAGTTCCACCTAATCCAGTCAACGCCCCGGCATCTAAACCACTCTTTTTATCTGCCTGACTTTTGGCAAAGCTTTTAAGTCCTTTGTTGTATCCTTTAGCCCATGTTTCTCCGGCTTTTGAACCGTTGTCGATAGCAGCTTTTACAATACCACCACCTAAATATGAATTTGTAAATCCTGTACCAACTTGTTTTGCTCCATCTTTTATTTTACTCCAATCACGGTGAAAAATTCCATCAATTATTTTACCGAGTCCTAGAAACATATCAACTAGTCCTTTCACTGTATTAATTACAGCATCTTTTAGAAAGTTTACAAATAATTTAAACGTGTCCCAAAGTCCAAAAACAACTCCTCTGAAACCAGCAAATTTGTTCCAGGCAATTATAATAATTGAAATTAAAGCAGCTATGGCAATCACAACTAATCCCACCGGATTAAGAGCCATAGTCCCGTTTAGAATAGCCTGGGCAATTGTCCAAAGTTTAATACCCCATGTTATCAGTTTAAAGGCAGCATAAGCTCCCAAAGCAACTGCTGTAAGTTGTAATAACATGTCAGCATTTTGAGCTATCCAGTCAACCATTGGCATCAGGAAGTTCATCAGGCTATTGGCATAAGGCAAAAGCTTTAATCCAATTTCAGCACCTGTTTGCTTGAGCGTTCCTACCATTGTAGAGAACTTACCGGAAGTCGTTTGACTCATTTTGTCCATCATGCCAAAGAAAAGACCTCCCTTGCTGGTTGCATGTTCAAAAGCCTTTTCAATCAAAGCCGATGACAATTTGCCCTTTTCCATTTCAGACCGTAAAGTGCCCATACTTTTACCGGTCATCTTTACGAGTTCCTGGAGTGGATTAAATCCGGCATTCACCATCTGAAGTAAGTCCTGTCCTTGCAGTTTTCCAGCACTCGACATTTGAGCGTAAGCCAATGTCAACGACTGCATTTTATTGGTATCTCCCATACCAATATCACCAAGCATTTTCAGGGTTGGCAAAATCTTTTCTGCTGAAGTACCAAACGAAAGCAATAGTTTAGCCTGATCAATCAATGGCTTATTTTCATAAGGCGTATCATTGGCAAACTTATTAAGACCGGCCAACATGATTTGAGCTTTCTGAGCACTACCCAACAATACATCAAAACTAATTTTGGATTGCTCCAAATCAGCACCCATTTTGACAATGGTTTTTATACCTTCAAGAATTGCAAGCGTACCGACAATCCTTTTAATTCCACTCGCTAAATCATTTGTTTCATTATTCGATTCGCGAACTTTATTAATATAATTTTCCCATAACCTAGAAGCACGACTGACACTTTTTTCAGCCTGAACCATTGCCTTTTCAGTTGATTTACCTACACTTTCGACGCTTTTTGATACATTGTCAGCAGCTTTCGAAGCATTCTTCAAAACACCACTCAATAAATCGCGCGCTCGTAATATGTATTCAACACCTGGTCCCATTATTGCTTATTTGATTCAGCCTCTCGTTTTCGTACTAAGTAAAGGTGAGCAACCTTCATCGCCCATTGTTCATCCGTAAGGTGCGAGACGTCATAGCCTAGGTAGTATTCTAATTGGGTCGACATTAAGCCGACCCAATCATTCTCACCCCACTGTTCAGCCTCGCTTAAAAGTTTTTTAGCTCAGTCTCCTTGAACTCTATCAATTCGCCGGCTTTTACACAGGCATTGAACCAAAGCGTTTCATCCTTTTTAATTTCTTCACTACCGCCAATCCAGCAGTTATTCAATACAGCTTCACCGGTTTTCATCAGTTTACCCATATTCATCTCAATATCGCTGGCATCGTTTTCGCCTTTCGACATTTTGAACGACATCTGACTGAGTGCGTAACTGGTAGTATTTCGGTCAATTTTACGAACGTAAGCAATATGTCCATCTACAATTACACCGTGTACTTTACCATATTGGGCTTTCCATTCTGTAATTTTTTCGGGCGTCACTTCGCCCACAAGGGTTGTTTCTTTTTCCATGATTAAGCTGCGTATGTTGTGTTATATTTAATTTTCTTTACAAACGTAGGAGTGTTTATTTCCATAAATTTAGCTCCTTGCTCCATAGCCTTTTCAATCTCTGTAAACTGAATACCCTCACACACATCAGTAATAATTCTTCCAGTATTACTATTTTGTGGAATATAAGAGTGAACAATAGTAAAAGGAGGTATTTTGAAAGGGTCACCACCACCGGATAAGATGATAGCTTCAAGTTCATTTTGAAGCAACTTGATTTCATTGCTATACTTCTTATTGCCATAACCAACATCTACAGGCTCATCACCTTCACCATAGATAGCTTCAATTTCGCGCTCAGTTTTATACTTGAACCCACGAATCCCGGTTACAAACCGACCGCCCATAAAACAGCGGTATTCCGACCAACTATATGCCATAATTTTTAATTTATTAAGCGTTTACAAAACTCAATACCACTTCAATTGGGTTTAAATAACCTTTAGGAGTGATGTTCAGATACATTTTTTGAGCATTACCGGCAAGAATATCAATCGTAGTATCAATTTGAGCCGTAAATTTGGATATTTCACCTTTCATTGCATCCTTCACCTGCTTTTCGATGCTTTCTTTCAGGTAAGCAGCTACAGCGACATTCAAAGTACCATCGTCGTTTACATCCACATCATCGTCAAGCTCTTCTACGTAGGTGTTGTAAGCTATTTTCAACGCTTTGTCTATAGTTCGTATCCTGGCAATAGTACTCAAATCATCCGTTATCGAAGTGGCTGTGAAGTCACCATTAAAGTAATAACCAGCACGTCCTGGGAACATTCGGGCAATAATATAACCCTTATCGTGAATAGTTCCTAAGTCCTCACGCTCTTTTACATCAACTCCATCAGTTAGGTAAGCACTATCAATTGGCAATGAACCATTCTTTACACGCGATATTTTGCGTTGAACAGGTAAGGCAGCAATAGAACCTAAAATAAGACCAATACTAGCAGAACCATCAGCAAGTGTTGAGCACAATCCTACGGAAGTGCGATACTTAGTTTCGGTATGTAAATTAAGTAATGAGTCAGCATCGATCATTTTACGACCTTCGATAATTAACACAAACGGCATAATTTTTCCCAGATACTCCATAGCCAACAATTGACCTTTTGTCCGTGCTGTTGACACTTCAGTATCCAACCCATCAAGGGTAGTTCCGGCATCTGAACCAACAGCGGTTCCCAATACTACAATTTCACCATTGGCTCTATTCAATAGAATTTTAGCTGGACAACCATCCAAGTCCTTATCTACAGTTGCAGACAATTTAACAGTGGTGGCAACAATGATAATCCAAAGTTTCGCACCTGTAGGAGCTACAGAGTAGAATTCGGAAATATGACGAAATGCAGCTGCATTTACACCACCGGCATCAATACCCAAGGTTTTAGCTCCATCTGTGCTATAAATAGCATAAGGAGTATTTAGTATCAGCTTGTCAGCGACGGCAACACCAGGAAGAATAAATCCCACTGTATTATCGTTTGTTTCGGATACTAAGCCCAGTCCGTTACGGACTAGGCTAATTACTACATTTGGTAATCCTGTCATGGTTTACTGTTTATAATGTTCCGGACTTTTGCCCACTTTCGTTGAGTGATCTAAAGCATTTTCAGCTTTAGTAAACCAATATCCTTTTACAGGACACCGCCAGATTTCTTTTACGTTTTGTGAAGCCATAAGTGTTTCGGCTTCAGTTTGAAAATTCAGATCCACTTTTTCTTCCGTAGAATCAGTAACCGGTTTATCGGTTGCAGTTGTTTCAGTATCAGTTACCGTAACTTCATCGCTTGCAGTCAAATTTTCAACCGTTTCAGTTGATTGACCAATTACAGTAGATTCAGGAACTTCAGGTTTTACGACTTCAATTTCTGTTGATTTATCAGCTTCAATTGTTTCAGTTACTTGATCAGCTACAGCTGCTTCAGTTGAAGTTTCTACTTCCTTAGTTTCTTCAACTTCACCAATAGGTTTACTAGAAG